TAGAGCCTTCGTAATCACTGTCTTCGATGCCATCAACTGCAAGCTTCTTAGACTTCTCAGTCCTCATCATAGCATTATGTTTTTCCATTTTCAACTTATCGTCCTCTGCTCTATATTTTTTTTCAAGTGCCATTAGATACATTCTTGTGTTTCCACTAGCGGCACTTAACTTAGCACCGTTCTCATCTAGCACGTGCTCATAGTAAGCGTCTTTTGCTTGCTCAATACGGCTGTCACGATCCGTGAAAATACGGTAATACATGTTTTTGTTTGCCATGTATTTAGGCGCAAAGTACAACTTTAAATCCAATCCAGTCATTGATCGACGTGGTGCGCGACCTTCGCCATGTGCAACTTCCTCACGGCTAAGATTGCCTAATGCGTTATTAGTGTGTGCAGTCATTCCGCCATGTTGTGCGCCACTTGCTCTACGTGTTGCAGCTTTAGGAGCGGATGTGTTCAATGGTAGTTCTTCGTTCATTATTTAGTCCCCTTGCGATCATTAGCGACGGCTTTTAAGAAATCGGCTTCACTCTTCCACATTGCAGGAATGTAGCACTTCTCTTCTGTTGGAGTTAATTGCGACCACGACAGCGCGCCAGTTGATTGCTTGGCACTTCCAGCAGTGCGCGAACCTTCAACCATTGGCGCCGAACGCTTCTGAGGATTTGCAAACTTCTCTAACACACCTTTCTCGGCTAACCGCAATGCGCTGGCCAATGTTTTACCGCTATCCAGCGCATCATTAATAATCTTGTTTGCGTAAATAGTTCTTGAATCGCTCACATCTTTAGCCCACGGGTTTTCATCCATGAACTCCTCAACTTCACGCGCCTTCTGAGGTTGTTGTGGTGCTGGCTCAGACTTAACTAATCCAGATTGCTCTTGATTTGCTGCTATTTTTGCATCGAGGCGTTTAACTTCGCCCTTATCAGCTACATCAATTGCATCATCACGACGAGCGAGTAATTCCTCAAGCTCGTTTTTAAGCTTAATCTCATGCAAAGCGTTAAGGTTTTTAATCTGGTTATCTGTATCGTCTTTTAATCGCTCTACAGTTTTACGTAATGCCTTATTGCTTTCGATGAGATCATAACGCTCCTTAAATTCACGAGGTGAGCGCCATTCGTCAGCATCTTTACCGCTTGCAATCCAATCAGCTTTGGACATATGACCGCGTAAAGCTTCATCGACTTCTAGCTTTTCAGGTAATGTCTCTATCTCTTCGGCTTCTTCAATATCTACATCGTCATTAATTACTTCTGCTTGATCACTCATCACAATTCTCCACTAGAATGGTTAACAAAGAATCAGGCACAATCCGCCACTTTTCATAGCCCTTAGTGCGAGATATCTGGCCTTCAAGGTGTTGATATTCAACCTTGTCACCTATCTTAATTCCCCATATTTCGTGCGGCTTCATGCTAAAGAATGGATGACTTGGCGGATATGACGAAGGATCACAGCCAGTGAACCCAGCAAAGGCAATATTACCAATTGCACGGACATAACCAACATCTACATTGGCCTGCTCTCGTCCAACATCACCGAGAAATATTCCGGCGGCAGTGGTGTCTTTCACCTCTTCCATCTCAAGTAACACGTTGTAGCCTAAAGGTCTGATTCTTTCTTTCATTCGCTTTTTACCTCTGCTTTTTTGTTGCCATTGATAGTGCTGTACCTTAAATCTACATCATCGTGCGCCCATGCTGGGAGCATTGATCTAACCAAATACGATCCTGCATTTGTTATCTCATCGCGAACTTGCTCACCGCTTTTGCTGTCAGGATCTTCTACAGTTAGCATTCTGTGCCAAGTAACGCCATTGTGTTTTATGACTACCTGCACAGAAATGTGGCCAGCCTGCTCAATTTCTTTTAGAGACTCGCTAAACTGATCAGAGGTATTAATTACCTCAATTTGGTAGCAATTATTCATCTGCTTGCAACTCCTGCGGCTTCCACATCAATACATTTTCTAGCTGCTCACACGCACTGCTATTTTTAACGTGTGCCAATGCAATAGCTTCGCACGTAGTCCCATGAGGAACATCTGCGCGGTAGTCTATTAGTTGTAGTTCTGCTTCAAGCATGAAGCGCTTAGTCACAATGTTGTCTTTCCACATCATGTAAGCGTCTGAGGATATTTGCAGGGATTTTCTTGCTGTTTCTAGGTCTTCAGTGCGGATAGTCATTGCTGTATACCTTCGCTTTTGTGCTCACTGTGAGCGGGTGAAACTGCTTAGCCGACACTTGCCGGCCAGTTAATAATATTATACTTTTGGTTGTTGCGCAATTTCTCTATCGTTGGCCTGCTTCTCTGCCAGCAATCTTAATTCTTCAGTGCGTGCAATAATCTCACTGTCTGCAACGTACATCATTGTCTGATTCTTGGTTGCTTCTGTCTCAGCTTGCTCTAGCGTTAATAGCTCTTGCGCTTCTGTTAACTTAGTTTGCTTGTCGGTCTTCTCAACTTCTGACAATGTTTTAAGCTTAGCAACTTGAGCCTCTAAATCTTTACGATCTTCGGCTCGACCTAGCAAAGCTACTTGCAGCTCTTGGATTTTGTTCTGTTGTTCTTGCAATTGATTGGCTTGCTCTTGAGCTTGTTTCATTTGCTGCATTTGAGCGCGGTCACTTGGCGACATTTCAGCTTCATTCGGGAATATCTCCTGAATGTTCTCGCTACCAATACGTTTGAAGTAATTCTTAATGATTGGGATAGCATTGCCACCCGCTTGCATTACTAAACCAACTTGAGCTAGTTCAGCATCAGCCAACATCATTCTTTGTGTGCGTGAACTCATTTCAGGATTGGCACCGCAAACAATGGATAATCCATCAGTAGCGAAGTCATCTGCATAACTTGCTTCGTCATCGCCTACAATCTTACGATATTCGTCATTGTCCAAATATTCAGAGTTTAATCTAAATAGAATCTCGAACTCGTCACCCATCGAATCAATAATCAAACTGATATGCGCAGTGTGCTGCATTAACGACTCTTGCACCATCGCCAGAGCTGTGGTCGGTGCAGTGTTAGACGTTATCTGCCCGCCTGCATCTACGTTAGCAGCAAAAGAACCAGCACTTGTTTTCATTGACTCATTCAATTGAAACAAAGTCATAGACGGCTCTTTGAATTGCAGCATGTAGATTGAGTTTTGCAATTGTTCAGCAGGAATCTCAGTGGACATTATCTGCCCCATCTTAAACTTGAAGTCGCCTTGACGTTTACGGAATCCTTTCGCGCTCATTCCTATCTGTTGGGTAGCTAATGTGCCTGAGTTCAATAGGTCATTAGTTACCTTGTTGACGCCCATAGTCAGGGAGCCAATGAGGTGGAAAAAACCCATATCTAAGTATGTGCCATCGTAACTAGGGATAAACCCGTATTTACTAATAACACCACACGGCTCAATACGCACAACTCTAAACCCTTTCAGGTCTGAGGCATCTGGCAAGTCAGTCTTAGTTCCGAACTCCTCATCCTCTTTCATTATGTCAGCAGCGCGAGCACGTTGAGCTTCTAGCAATGGCATTGCCTTCTTGTCTTTGTACTTAACAATTAAACCATCGTAATCAAAGCGCGCAACGATACGAACAACACTAGATGAAGCTTTGTGCAATGTGACTATGTAAGGCTCTTCATAGCCATCATCGTCTAAATCAATCCAGCAATATTGCTCAAAGAAACAATCATCATTCTCGAATGCACTCTCGACACCATTAGCCTCATTACTTCCTGCATCGCCTTTTATGTCTTTGCCTGCCATCGTGATTTTAGGCTCAACCCATAAGTCATTCTTCACGTTCTCGACAATCTTATTCTTATTTACTGCGATTACATGAGTGAATGAGCGGCATGACACCATGTCAACAGTAGCTTGATTGACAATGAAGTTAGGATAGTTAATTACATCACTAACGCAACGGCCTTTGCCTTCATCGTAATAAGTTTTCTTGAATATTGATCCAACGTTAGGCAATGAATACATTAAGCGCTTCTGGTCTCTGCGCCACTCTTTCATGTTGTCGTTGATTTGCCAGTTCATTATTTCAGTCACACGATCAGCACGTTGAGTCTTATCCTTAATAGCTTTCTTCTTCTCCTTGATCGTTGCCTCACGCTCACCGATAGCGGTTTGAATCTCTTGTAGCTGTTGCTCCATTTGCGGATCAATAGGCTCTTGAGCTTCTTGCATCTGTTGCACTTGCTGAGTGATACCATCGAGAGCTTCTTTCATCTCTGCGACTTCATCAGCTTTTTTGTCGATTACGTTTTGTAGCGTAGCAATGCCTATAATCTCAGCTTTAACAAGCTGCATATCGCGCATAATCTCTACTGCTGCACGATTACCAAAGTTATTCGATGCTTCAGTTAATAGCGTTGACTTAAAATTAGCCGACCCTTCCCACGGATCCGATCTACCAACAAACTCAGGCTTACAAAGTTTCAAACCCTCGTCTACTGAGTCGATCCAGTCCTTCATGGATAGTAAATCTTCATCAGCGCGCCTAAGCACATCAGTCGCAATAATATGTAGCTCTGTCTCTGAAAGATCAGCAGCAATATTTGTTTTGTCCATCATTGCTATAAGGCTTTTCACGCTCATAATTCTTCTCTTTTAGTCAAAACCCGTGTTTTTGGCAACTAAATCATTATTTAGATAAGTTTTTTTGATCTGCGACAAGTTTATTTAGGTCACTTACCATTCCTTTGAACATATTTCTAACTTGCCGCTTATCCATTAAAGAATTGATAGATTTTGCCGCACGGAAATGTTTATTCTTTTGTCTGCTACTTAAGTTCATTTATCTACCCTTGAGGCAAGCCCATAATTGCATTCATTCTCATCTGATTCCATACTAAACTTTGGGCGCTTATTTTCTAGTTCGGGATTTCCATGCAATTCCCTTAGATAAGATTCATTGTCATCAACTTTAAAGCCGATACATTGCCCATTTAACATTACTGCATTGTTATCCATTATCATTATCTCTGACGCTGCCAAAAGTGCAGGCCTTAAGCTTCCACCGGTTATTTTAGCCATTATACAACCCTCATTGATCTTGTAAGCGCCTTACGCACGCCTTCATTTGTATAATAGGTTAAAGGCTCAGATACAACGCCAAAGCTAAGAATATAATCCCTATTGCTACTTCTGTGCATAGCTAACTTTTTGGCTTTGTTGTATTTCTTATAAGTCATCATGCCCACCTTGAATTGGCTGTTTGTGGCTCATCGTCGTAGTCGTCATCATCGCCAGAATCAATATCATAACCCTGCGCAAACTGTCTAAATGCGTCAGCCGCTTCTGAATGTATATCATGTTTCGGCGTATCAGTGAACCGTTGATTAGTCTCGCTCCACATCTTTTTATAGCTATCTAGATGAAGTATACCATCTTTACACTCTGCTTCATCAAACCAGCATGTAGCAAATGCATTTCGGGTTGCTTGTATCCCGTGTGAAATATCGTCAACACGTTTCACTATCTCGATGTTTCTTAATCCTAATTGCTCAAGCATGATCTTAGGAGATAGATTGCTGTTCATGCCCTGCTTAGCGTGGTTGCCATCGTGCGGCAGATAGTGACTACCCCAAACCCAGCCAGTCTTTTGCATCTCACTAACATAGTAAGAATAAGGCTCGCCCCATCCTTCCGTAAACTTAATGAAGTTATCGAACTGGCCTATTCTTTGGTGGAACCAAATCGCTGTACCATCACCACTTCCTATGTCCCAGAAAGTATTTACTGGATACCCTGCACGGTATGGAACTGAAGTAATTCTGCCCTGCTTTCTTAATGCAGTAAGCTGGATAGTATAATAACACCCTTCTGTTGACTTCTGAAAAGCCTCCTTTGGTGTGCTTGGATACTCTTGCCACATCTTTTCCTCTTCACCAGAGAATTCAGAGTCCCTAGTGCTGCACCACCATGCCCGCTGTTTAATATTAATGATGGTGCCCATAGCCACTTCAACATTATCGAAATACTTATGATCCTTTTCGGTAATGACGATATTCTTTGGGTCTAGGCTATAACTGCGCTCAACCCACCACGGATAGAAATGAAATCTAAAATCTTTCTTGCTCAATTCAGCCCCCGATATAGATAGCTTTTCAGCTCGCTTGCTCATCTTGTAGAACTCGCCATCCTGACCTTCAGCAGTTGATTCAATGAATACAACACCATTCGCAGGTACTGACGGAATTGAACCAGTTACAACCTCAATAGCTCTATCAGGAAACTTAGCGCCTATTTTACCAAACTCTGATACATGTAAATATTGCAATGTACCAGAACGCATTGAGGTTCCTACACGTATAGAACTATTGTTGTGTGCAAATAATAACTCTGATCGGCTATCACGGCTTAATGGCATTTGCTCCCTAAGCAATGAAGGTAAATTCATGTAAGCAAACTGTATCTTGTCCCTAAATATAGTCTTTGCCACTTCTTCAGCTTGAGCAATGATACCAGCACGAACGTTATCTCTAAACAGAGCGCAATCTAAAAAGTAGATAGCTATCAGTGTAGTAAACCCCAACTGTCTAGCCTTTAGCACAAGGTTTCTTGTGTGTAGGTTTTCAAGTAAATCCAATTGAGGTTCATTAGGTATGAACGGTAGAACTAAGCTTTCTTGTCCATCATCGCCTTTAATCATGATCTTATACAGAGCGCCGCTCGTTAAGCGCCACCAAGGGTCTGATAGATTATTTATCAGCTCTTGTTCTGTCATTTAGGCTCTAATGTGTTGCCTGATATTTGTTTGAGTAATGCAGTAATAGGGTTATCGGCTTGTATGCCGTGATCAATTTCTTGCCTGTCTGTCTGGGCCAGATACTGCTTTCCTAGCCATATTTGCATAGTTGCATTACCTCCCTCAGCAGCCTTCCATTGCATTCTTCTAAGAGAAGCCTTGCCGCCTGAACCCTCTCTTTTTAAATAGTCCGAAAAACAACCATGCCCATCACGCTTAAGCCCTGCGTTTAATGTGTCGTAATCGATGCCAAGTACGCTTGCGCATTCCTCTCCCGTACATTGGAGCTTGCATAATCCGCTTAGAGTTTTGTAGTCAATTTCAACAGTTGGTCGTGCCATAATTATGCGTCCACCATACCATATTCGCCAGTACGGCCATTGATAAACATATCGTTAAACTTATCGCCTGTTTGTTCGCTTATGGCTTCTTGCCCTGTGAAGTCCTGCCAGCGCTTTATGATTACATCGCAGTACTTTGGGTCTAGCTCCATCAAATAAGCAACGCGGCCATTCTTCTCTGCAGCGATCATTGTTGTTCCGCTACCACCAAAGCTATCCAGCACTATGTCGCCGCCTTTTGTGTTGTTGAGCATTTGATACTCAAACAAAGCAACTGGCTTCATTGTTGGGTGTTCGGCATTTCGCTGTGGTTTGTCAAACTCAAGAATTGTGGTTTGTTTTCTGTCTGCAGCCCAAAGGTGTCCAGCACCATCTTTCCATCCATATAAACACGGCTCATGCTTCCAGTGATAGTCCTGACGTCCCATTACTAACACGGATTTTTTCCATATCAAGCACTGGCGCACTTTCCATCCAGCATCAAACGCAGCACCGCGAAAATTGTAACCCTCCAAGTCAGCATGCCAAATGTAAAACACTGCGCCAGCTTTCATTACTGTGTCTGCAGTTACGTAACAGTCACGCAAAAACTGACGAAAATCGTCGTTCCCCATCGAATCGTTTTGTATTTTTAACGCGTCTTTTGTTTTGCCTTCATAGGCGACATTGTATGGCGGGTCTGTAAGCCACATATCAACATCACGGCCATTACATAAAACGTTTATTGCGTCGACGCTGGTGCTATCACCACATAGGAGCCTATGCTTGCCCATCACCCATACATCACCCAATACAGTAACTGGATCTTCTGGTGGCTCACCGCACTCATCCTCATCAACCAAACCTACTGTCGGCTCTGGCTCAAGAAGGCCACTCATGAAGTCATCATCGAAACCAAGCAACGCAATATCAAAATCGACCGACTGAAGGTGTTCGATCTCAAGCTTTAGCATGTCAACATTCCATCCGCTATTTAAAGCGAGTTGGTTGTCTGCAATAACATAAGCTTTCTTCTGCGCATCACTTAACCCTTTTAATTCAATCGTCGGCACTTCTGACATACTTAGCTTTTGCGCAGCAAGTAACCTGCCGTGACCAGCTATGATGCCATTGCTTTCATCGATTAAAATAGGGTTTGTGAATCCGAACTCTTTAATGCTTGCTGCAATTTGTGCAACTTGCGCATCACTATGAGTTCTTGAATTTAAAGCGTAGGGGATTAAATCTTGAACGAGTCTATAACTGTAATGTGTTGATCTGTCATCTGCTAGATGTGTGCTTGCTGCTTTCTCTGTCTTAGCCATGCTGTTGGCCTCTTGTTGTGTGCTTGTTGTGATTTTACCATACCTTAGTATAAATAAAAGACAATTGTTTTTTATGGCATTGATTTAATTATGGAATATAATGACGTAAATTCATATATATGATGGTGATTTAAATGTCAATAACTAACAGCAACAATACTAATAAAGTGTCAGTTTTTAATAGCACTAATACGCCGCTTGATTCTCTATCTGTTTTCACTGGCGCAGCTGAAAATGTCAGCGGATACAATTCGGCTGTAATTGCAGTTAAGACCGATCAAAATGGCACGTATGCAATACAGTTTTCGACAGATGGAATAAATTGGGATTCTTCGTTAACAAGATACTATCGAACCACACAAATAGAAGCGCCGCACAGATTTACAATAACCAGAAAATACATTCGTGTTGTTTTTACAAATACTAGCGCATCAAACCAAACTTACTTACGTCTACAAACTGTGTATGGCGAGAAAGCAGAATTAAACACTCCATTAGATTCTGCATTAGCTCAGGACTACGATAGCACCCCAACACGCCCCACAAAGTTTGAATATGAAGTGGCGCTTGGTCGTAGGCAGGGCGCAACCACATGGAATCTATTTGGATTTAATGGCGACGTTGACATAGGCACTGAGGTACTTGGAGCGCAGGGGGGAACATTCACCTTTTTAACTTCCGCGTCAACATTAACTATTGTATCTAGCTCAACAGATGATGACGGTAGTCCAGTAGGAACGGGAGCTAATAGCTTAGTGATTTATGGCATTGATGCAAACCGAGCTAGCCAAATAGAAGTAATTACGTTGAATGGGACAACCCCTGTAGTTACGACAACAACTTGGCTCGGGGTGAATCGTGGAGCTATATATCTTGCTGGCTCTACATATAATAATGTCGGGAATATCACAATTACAGCAACAACAGGAGGGAGTGTTCAAGCTTACATTCCAGCGACAAAAGGATCTTCACAACAGCTAATATTCTTTACACAAGCTGATCATCAATTACTGCTTGATTGGATTGTGCTAGACGCGGAAAGGTTGTCTGGAGGCGGATCTAACCCCAGAGTACAATTTCGCGGCTGGGTATGGAGCGCAGTTAGCAATGCAAAATATGAGGTTATCTATTCTCTCTTGGATTTAAACATCGAATCTGAGCATGTTTATAACACTACTCAACCGTTTGTCATTGGAGAGAAGTCTGCATTTTGGATTGAAGCTACTACGGACGTAAACAATACAATAGTCAGCGGTAGATTAAGCGGCATCGAATTTAAAGATGTTGATGCTTAACTTCGAATCACGTAATAAAAACCCACCTAAGTGGGTATTCTTACTAACTTGTAATCCCACGCGTAGTTATTGCACCAGTGATTCCTGCGCGTGTTAATCCGCCAAGCGTCACAACACCGTTTATCATAGTTATCTGAGTAACGACTTTAGTGCTTGCCTTCCACCACCACAATGTTTGAGTGCCTGTGTAGTCAGTATGAATAAGCGTATCGGCGCCGATGTTGCTTGTTACTACGCCTAATGTAGCTGGAGTATCAGACGTAATTTCGTCTGTTGTTGATATTGCGTAGTAAGTAGCGAGAGCGCCTACGCCAGTGCCTAAGCTTGTGACTGCTACGTATTGCTGCGCTGCGGCTTCAGCTACTATCATCGTTGTGGATGCAGATGCTAACGTGCCCGTGATGACCACCGTCTTGCTACCGTGACCTGCGATTGTTGCGCCATCAACACGGGCTGGCATTGTAAAAGTGCCTGAGCCACCCGTACCGCTAACAGTCGGTACGTTAACGCCGTGCACTGTCATTGCGGTAATAGTGCCCAAGCCCGTATAAGTGAATGTGCCACTGCCGCCGTGGGTGATAGATGCTGTTATTGTGTCTACTGATTCTGCTACAGCGTAATTAAAGCCTAGCGCCCTAGCTCCACCTTGATTTACATCATCTACGTTGTAATACCAGCCGACTTTCAGATTTGCCGTTGTCGTCGCGTATGTGAATTGTGATGCATCATTTTTATACGCCGTTATTGTTGTTCCGTCATATCGGATTTCGTAATCGTCATTATCAGCAAGTGTGGTTGATCCAAATGTTAACGGGTCGCTCGTTACTATGTCCCAATCTGTAAACGTATAGATTCGCAAGCTGCCTGTGCCACGCAATGCAAAACCATCACCGGTGCTTGGATTTACGAGGATAAGCGCCTGCATGTCCGAAGCATATTTAACTTTTGCAATTGCGGAAACAGTAGAAAGTGTATGCGTTGCTGTTACATACACAGAACAAGAATAAACACCAGCGTTTGATATTTTTAAGACATTGCTTAAGACTTTTACGCCGCCGCCAACCGATGTCAACGAGGCATTTGTATATGGATCAATATCGCTAACGCCAGAAAAATCTATGTAGAGCTGTGATGCTGTTAAATTACTCATAATGACGCCACCGAAGCAGCCACACTACCAATCATAGCGTTCCCGCGTGAGTCGGTAGTAGCTAAAGCAGGAGTTCCGGACGTTGTGTAGTAAACGCCAGAATCTATGTACACGGATTGAGTTTGTGGCGCGTTTCCATTCCAGTACGTGCAAAACCACATCGTTTCGACGAGTGCGGTGTTTACGTTTAAGTTATACATACCGTTAGTAAAAGTGCCAGATGTTGCAGCGTCTGAGCCATCGTACTTAGTCCAAGCTTTGCCGATAACTTTAAAAACTAGCGAGTCGTTGCACCAAAACATTAATTCATAGCTGTTCGGGTCATCGCTGGGTTTAAGCATAAACTCAACATAATTCCACGCATTTATATTAAGCGCCTTGCCAACTTGATAAAGTACATCTTGCCCCCCGTTAGTGGCCTCTTCGTCTGCTGTAAACCAACCAACTTGTGTGCTTCCGCCAACGCCCTGCCCATTGTTAACTTTTATATCCATACGCTGCGATGTTTGATCTTGCGACACGCGTATGAATTTTAATGTGTCGTTTCCTGTTGCGTTAAAATCAAAGCCCGTAGGAATAAAAATGTGAAAGCCAAACCACATCCTCTGGCCTTTCGGCACTTTAGGCTTAGATGTTGTTGCAGGATAATATTGAAAACCGAACATGCCATCCGCGCCACCAGTGCCACCACCAAGGCCGTCTGAGCCTGAGCGAATTTTTAACTCGAGCGAACTGCTATGACCGTTGCGGGTAACTGAAGTATTGCCTAGCGCACCGTAGCCAGATGCGGAAGTTACATAAACTGGCGACGATTCATTAATCGCCGCCGCGTTTGTTTTGCCGCTCCAATTCCATGCGTGTGTTGCGGTAAAACTCCCCCCAAAATCGCCGTTGATCCAATTCCCGTCATAGACCCCAACGCCGCCAGTCGGATTAGTGTTCGGCAGTAATATCCCGACTAAATTTGTCGTTGCTATGGCCTTTGTGCGAGTTGAATTTATAATCCCCATCGAGTGAACTGTGACGTCTGCTAAACCGCCCGCACCTGTCGCATTGACTTGGCACACAACTTCAGGCTTTAGGCTTGTGTTCCCGCTCGCCACAACAAAGTCAGGTGTACTCATCAAGATAAAATTTTGGTCAGACGGGAAATAACCTGTAGTGCTGCCGCCCTTGTTGTAGCCGTAGTAGACTGTGCTTGTACTGCCTACGTCTGTGAGCTGTAGCCAAGGGCCATCACAAAGGTTAAGCGTTCCTGTGGATATTAAAGCCCAACCTCTAACCGTATCGCCTACGCTATAACCACCAGCGCTTACGACATTTGTAGTCGCCGTAACTTTAAAATTAACGCTTGCCCCATCGCCGGAGCTTGGAGCGAATTGGACTCGTTGGCCGTTACTTACTGTGCATGTGCGAGCTTGTGCGCCGCCGCTACCCGTAACCGTTAGGCCTGTTGCCACTGTGCCAGTTGCTGGGCTTGTAGCTGTTCCGCCCGATCCAGACATAGAGCCAAAAGTGAAAAGGTTACTGCCGCCAACCGGTGGAGCATCTTTACCAAGGAAACCGTCAACTTTTAACTGTGTCCAGATTGCTTGGCCAAGAACTAGCGAGCCTGCCGTGTTTGGGTGCAGTAATTTGCCCGACTCGTCTTTAAAATATGTTGGGTTTGGCTCGTCTGTTGAAGTCGTGCATAGCGCATCATACGCGTCAACAACATGCACCCCGTTAGCGACGTCTCTTTGTGCGACTAACCATGCGTTGTAAGTTCTCGCAACCCCGATTAGCGTAGAACCCATTGGAGTCCCGCCGTTTTGTGTGCGCGGCAACAAACCAATTATGACGATTCTTTTTTCTATCGTTGTCAGCCAATAGTTTTTTATCGCCGTCAAATCTGATTGCATTGTTCCGATTGCCACGCTCGCAGCCCAGTCGTTTGTACCAACGCACAAAAACAAAATGTCGCCTGTTGCTGTAGCAAAATCTGTGACTTTTGACGAATTAACGCTCGCTAATGTACCGCCACCAACGGCAAGATTTTGACTAATCGCATAGGGGAAACGGTTGCCGCTGAGCGCATTAACTGTGTTTAAAAATCCAATAGCGTTGTATATTGTCGTGCCAGTTGTGTTCTGAGATGCTATAGAGTCGCCTTCGAGCGTAGCTGTCAAAACATTGGACATTGTTGGGATTACAGTAGATATAAGTCCTGTATTTTCTGCCCAATCTGAAAAAGTCACCACGTCAACAAGATTGGAATCAACAAGAGCCTTCAGCGAAGTCATTTCTGTTGTTAAGTCGGCTACGTTTCTTTGTGTGCCACCCGCTGCGCCAGAATTGAGTATTTCGTGATACATGATGATTGCAGTAGCGCCACGGGTTGCTGCAATATTGAAATAAGACAATATGGTTGCTGGAGGTGTGCTTGCGTCTACACCAATAACGGGGATTAACCAACGGTTGTCTCCATGACCCACGCTATGGCGATAGTAGCGAACAGTAGTTGTGCCTCTTGCGCAAACGAACCCCTGCGCCTTCAGAATGTTTATTAACTCTTGGTCGCCAGCCGATAATTGATAAACTCCGTTAGGCCACACATAAATATCATCAGCTTTTGTAAACGCATTGCTTGTTAGATAATTTTTATTTGACCTAACATCATCAACTCTTAATTGCGTAGTTGCAATTGCTGATAAGGCTGTTAACCCATGCACACATAGATCATGCCCCGCTGTCGTAGCGGCCTGCAATTGTGCTGTTGTTACCCAGCTTGCATTAAGATCAACATGAGCGCCAACTATTGACGCAGTAGATTTCAATCCAAGGCTATCTAAAACAGGCAGCCCCAAGGTGAACCAACTCGCCCAACCATCATCATTTGTGATGATTATTTTGCCTTTGGCATTCCAACTATGAACTATCGAATCTATGTAAACCGTGGTTGCTACTGCTGAATTTTGGTTAATTGTCAGCCGTATAGTATTTACAGTAGTTGCCCAATTTGGAGTCCCATATGCGCCAGCCCACTCCGCCAAATCAAGCCCAATGAAGTGCCAGCCGTTATAGGCTTTATCGGCATCGGCCATGTTATACGACTGAAAAGCGCCGTTGGTAAACGATGTATCGCCGTGCGAGACCTTAGTTACGAATCCAGACAATAGCGTGTAATCCGTCACATAAACCCATATACCTACGCGCCCTGTAGATATAATTGCAGGAGTAACGGAATGCAAATGGTTAATGTCGGTAGACGCAGCTGACCCTCTATTGACGTTTACAAGTAGCGATGAGTTGCCATTTTTAAACTTAAGAAGCGACTTCTCAATCGTAGAGCCAGACCCCACAACTTGATAATCAGCAGCCACTTGATTATAAGCAGCGCTCCATATAGTCGGATCGGTTTTCGCCCAGTTAGCCATTATATCGCCGCCAGAATTAGTGTTATTAGCTTGATTGCATTCGAGCCAAATAGCGCATAGATAGCACTACACACAAGCCATGCAAGTGATGCACGTATAAGCCAAGTCTGGGCTGCATTGTATTTTTTGACTAGCGGGACAAGCGGAATTAATGAAGATGTGGTTATTTTTATTTCGTCGATATCTTTAGCGACTTTTTCCAGTGGGCTTTTTAATGACTCAACTGTCGCGCGCAATTCTTCGTGATCTTTGCGAAATTCTTTAATGTCAACATCATGCTGCTGAACTAATCGCTCAACACGTAGCGCATCTTCCAACATATTCAGTATCCTTATTTGATCTGATTGACATTGTTGAATAGATTTTCTTGCGTCTACATGTTCCTGCATAGTTGTTCGTCCGCACAAGTGGAATATATGTGGCTAAATTACCACCTTTTTCAATGTGCTTCAACTGATACAGAAATGTTGTTAAAACTGGCGACAGCTCACCAGCTTCTATCTTTGCCCTCTGGTCACGTAAAAACATAATCTTTTTAATATAATCAGAACTCCACACACCGCTACTGTCGCAAGTGCCCATTTTGAACGCTCCACACTTAGATAGTGTACAAAATCATTTGTTAATTCAGAATCTTTAGACGACATAAACATAGCAACTCTAAATGCCAAAAACAAGCCTACAGATTCAAAGAATGTGATTTTCTGACCAGCAAGATAAACACTCATCTTAATTGCTACGCCGCTTAATGCTGCTGCGATCAGCATGCCAGCGAATAAATATAACATTGAATCCATGATACACCTTTTAGATTAGTAGATAAAAATAAAGCCGCCGAAGCAGCTCTATTAATCTGTATTAAGAGGACGGCGAACAATACAGAGTACACATTCAATCAGCCGTCATAGCATTTTAATTATACACTTTTATCTGACATATCTATCATTTCAACTATGAGCTTCAACTCTTTGCTTACATGTGCGTAACGTGAGCCGTTCAAACTCTTAATAATGCGCATCAATTTGCGCTCAATGTATTCGACATCGTTGTCACTCAAAATTCCGGCCTCGATCTTTTTCTGCAATTCTTGTTCCTTAAGCTGATTACATTTTTCTAGCGTTGCTTGCATTGCTGTTAATAAGCCATAAACATTTGAAGTTTTCATGATGTTCACCTGTTTGCTCTGGTGGCTGAATTGCTTACCAGTAACTACATATTAACACATATTGCGCGCAATGCAAGCTTATTTGTAATTACTTTATCTGCTTTCTGATTATCTACCAAACATGCTGCATACCGTATAGAATTGCGCTACAGCCAGTTATCTGTTTAAATTTTTCAGCCTTAAATTGAATATCATTTAACCATTCAATTGTCATATTATCAGCTTCTATGTCTTCAATTTTAAATCCAAAAACACATTCTTTTGGTGATGCATCATAATGCGGTGACGCATAATCTAAATCATTATCTTCTGCCCACTCATGAATATCATCAGGAACATCTATTTCAAAGTTTCCTGTAGTATTTCCAAGAATCATTTTACCCTCAATATCTACGCCCATATATTTCCCCTTACGTTGTTTAAATTTTTTATCGTTTGAATGGCCAGTCATGTATATGACTGCAGCTTTTCTCCGCGCATACAATCATTCCCATTTTACCTGTATTTGGATTAGCGGCTGTTTCCATTTTTATTAAGTATGTTCCGCCGCATTTTTCGCACTTAGTTATCATTATTTAACTCCTTCAGTTTTTGTGTGTACACTGCATAAATATCTTTATAGTCATCAAGTCGATAGTTTGGCATTTCGTGTACACCTTCAAGCCACTCGACCTTTTCTTGTCCGTACAGCACTATTAATGATTTTCTGTATTCAATAAGATTTGCGCTTAGGTGTACGTTGCAATTGCTGGAGCACTGTTTATGTACATTAAACTCATTAAATCTTAATGCCGCGCTTCTTCCACACGGTATGTAATGGCCAGCGTCAAACTTAACATTTTTAGTAGTCCCGCAGCTTATGCACGGCTTCATCTCATCACGCTTGCGAATAAATGCATTAAACTGCGTTTGAGCTTTCTTCATCCAAAATGATTTATCTTTGTCGTTTAATTCTCGTTTCATCGTGCGCGTTACTTTGTCGTATTCTTTTACAACCTTAACCTTTTTAACCTTTACAACAGCTTTGCCAAACTCTAAAGCGCAAGCCATGCCGCACACGATTACAAGTGAGTTACTTGGCGCGAACATCTCTTTGCATGACTTGCAGCGCTTTTGCTTGATGGGTTTAATCATTCTTGTGCCTCACTGTAGCTTATTTTGCTTTTTTTTGGTGATGTTAACGCTTTTTCTATTGGCCATAATTCAAGCCTTGTGCGTAAAGAGCTTTGATTTATTCCTATATCATCAGCCCATTGCTGAAGAGTTTTTGATTTTCCTCCGTAAATTATTATTCTATTATTTGAACGGTTATTATTTTGCTCCTTCATTGTTACCCATCGGCAATTATCTTTATTATAGAAACCGTCATTATCTATTCTATCAATTGAATGATGAATGCTTGGTCTTAATCCCATGTCGCTTATAAAAATATCAAAATTATTCCATCTGTCGCATACTTTAATTCCTCTTCCTCCATACCGATGGTAACTTTTGACATTTTTATCATTGCATCTATTTATCATAGAGCACCATATTCCATATTCTTTCATGCCAGTTCTTTTGCTTTTTCTTTCTGAAGTTAAAAGTTTTTTTAGACAGCCGCACGACTTTGTTATTCCTGATCTTATGCGAGCACCAGAAATAGATTTTAATTTTCCGCAGTCGCACAGGCAATTCCACATTACGTGTTTATCTTTTTTTATACCTATAAGCGCATCAGGAGCCCTTCCTATTACGGAAAGCATTCCAATGCGCATAGATGTCATATCTTTAAGTTTGTTATCCATAGAATCCTCAAGGACTATCCCTTGGTGACTATGCCGCGAAAGGCAAAACCAAGGTAGTTAAGATTACGGCAACAAGGGATAGCTCTTGAAAATTCTATTTTGCTGCCTTTCATTGTTTACAGTAGTCACACTGTGAAATAAATTATATATCATTTTTGAGCTTGAGAATAACTCTCATAGCACTCTTGAGACTTCTCGCTCCACTTAACGCCAGCCATTGCGCCAGTCGCATACAGCCATTCCACGAATAAGCGCGTTAGCTTTTTACCCCATTTGGTTGTGCTTGGGCGTATTGTTATTGTCTCGCCAGTCAATGGGCATTCAAAGCTTTCCGGTGGGTTCGGTACTGGATCACCCATATCACGCATTTCGTTTGCAAACCACATAACAAGCAAGGCTTTACATTTCTCGACAGTGTAATTGCTCATCACTACTTTTCGACCAGGCATGACAATAACGCCAGTTTTTTGTATGTCACCTATCATCGCGTGAAACTTCTCGCGCTGAATGTCGCTTTTTGGTTCTTCTTTATCAGCTTCATCATAATAACCAACAACTAAAAAAGGTTGTTTGCCTGCGTTTAATAGCTTCGTTGCCTGATTGTCAAACCAAGCCATGCCTTTATCAATATCAGAAAATTCTAGTATTTCTTTTCTTATGTTTGGCACTATCCCCTCCTATTTAGTTATTGGTTAATGCTTAATGAATACCTTTATCTAATGCTTCAATGTCATCATTAGTATGTATCAATCCGCTATCATGAATAAATATCCAACATAGATCATCCCCAGATTCAACCGCATCTTTATTTAATGCTGGTATAAACTTTTCACAAATTGGGCAATATATTTCGCTCACATTAACTCTCTATTTGATTGTGCTGCGTTGTCCGTCTCAGCAAAGCATGTATGACAAACTAGCTTTCCGTCTTTAATATGCCCAGCGTGTTGGCCAATTTTGCACTTATGGCGCCTCCATTGCTCAACTGCAATGAAATATAACGCTGTCATGATAAGTAAATTTATTCCGGCAAAAAATAAACTAACTAAAAAAGAAATCATCTTCATTACCTCTAATATTGGTATAAAATTAGCGCCAGACTATTCGGACATGGTCACTCTGGCTATGACCCGCAATCCTAGCTCATAATTAAATAAGCTATGAATGACCTATTGTTCATTCAGCTGCTTGACTCGTTCACGCAACTCATCTTTAAGCTGCTTGTGCAGAGAAAGCTTTGCGTAAACACCTCTGATTTCTTTAATGCCCTTTACGTCTTTCTCAAACCTGAACGAACGGCTGTATTTAGTGTTCTTGTTTACTTCTTCTGTATCGCTCATCTTGTATCCTTTAATTATATTTATTAACTAGCGCGCTCGGAGTTACGATCTTGATGTTCCGCACGCCATGACTTCGTACCTATCTACAACTCGCCAGCCTCCGCCAACCAGCGCCATGCCATCTTTAATTGAATCCACAACACCTAGCCATATACTCTCGTTGTATGCATGCTTAACATACTTACCAAAAATCAATTGATCAGCAGCATACATGCAACTGCCATCAACTCTTAATCGTAAATCTCCTCGAATTGCCGCCACATCCCCAATAATTAATTTCATAAGTCACCTCACTAATTGTTTTGCGTTGTAATAATGTGTAGGGGCATCATTTCATACTATTGCGCGCAATGCAAGCTATTTATCTCTGATATCTACAGCTTCTTTCAGCGTGGGCACTACTAGTTGGCCGTAAACTATCCACAATCTAACTTTGTAGGGGAATATGTCTGTGTATAAATAGGGCTTGATCTTCGTGTACTTTGCTCGATTGCGGTTGTACTCGGTTAGCTCTTGTTCGTATGTCATATCATCTAGTCGTAAAAGTTATAATTAATGTTTATCGTCGCAAGCTTAAAACCTACTCGCTCTAAAATTTCTATTACTATCTCTTGTGGTGTTTTCATTCTGCCCAGCTCCTATCGTTAAGCTCTTCGATTAATGTTATGTCTCGTGTGCTTCTTGGTTTGCCTGTGTTGTCGCATAGTCTCTGCGTAGATACCACTGAGAGCGCGTTAAACTCATTCTGTAGCTTGCTCATAGTGTAAGCATAGTTAGGCGCTTGCCATCCCCATAGCTGAGTTTTATCAAGAACCTCATCTGGTGTTAATCCAAGTGACGAACATTTGACAGCTTCTTTTACTGCTAAGTTAAAAGCTCTCTGTGTTAGTGGCTTCTTTAGTGAGATGCGCCAGTCGATGAAACCCATTGCACAATCTTCGCTTACGTTTGAAAATGCTATTTCTGATAAATCTATTTTTTTGTAAATCAAAATAACTCCCCTTGCTTTTCGTCTATTTCTATCGGCCTTTTAATTATTATTTTCTTATCACTATAGCCTCGACGTCTTGCGCATTCAGATCCGTAAGGCTTACCTTTTACGTAGTAAGCCTCACGGATTCTTTTGCCGCATCGCGAGCATCTAATCACATTGTTTCATCAAAATTATCAAATAGACCATCCTGAAATGATTCTTTTTCAAAACGATTATCTACAAGTGATAGATTTATTTTTGCTTGCTTAAAGTAGCTATCTTTTAACTCAATACCTATTGCTTTTCGTCCTAGTGATACAGGGCTATAGACCTCGCTACCAACTCCCATAAATGGAGTTAAAACAGTCTCACCAACATTTGAATATAAATCTACCAAGCGATCAATAACGTCTAATTGAAGTGGGTGAACGTGCTTTTCGTCGTCCTCTTCTTTTGAATCTCGAAAAGGTAATACATTGTCAATGCGTATATCATCCCAAACACTAGAGGCATAACGCTGCCAAATGTAGTGACTCAATTTGTTACTTTTTGGGTCTTCATGGTCAACAAACATTTTATTTAATGTATCCCATAATTCGGTAGCGGTAAGCTTTGAATCATTTGCATTGTTCCACGCCTGCAAAATATTAGGCAATATTGGAACCTCGCCAGCATATTTTTTTAAACCACAAGTGTGAGTTACTGGTACCGCGTTTTCGCCTTTCTTTGTGAATATCAATACATAATCAGGCATAGCCGTGAAACACTGTGTAGAGTCTTCAACAATGAGTTTGTGCATTAGGCTTTTGACCATTGTTCTCATACGAACTTTTAAAGGCTCCTTCCATACTGTGATTCGATTGCGATACTGAAAACCATACTTTGCGTGTATTCGTATAATTTCATTTGGAAAATCCCATAAAAAGCATGAATTATCAAAAACATCCGTGCAATGTACGGCCGTAATTCTGCCATCCTTTGTAACTCTGGCAATCTCAGACACCAAAAAATCATATTGCTCTAAAAATTGTTCTTTACTTTCACAGTTTGAGAAATCACGCTCGCTAGAACTATAATTGTATAATCCTGCAAATGGTGGCGAGTAAATGGATAAGTCTATTGACTCAGTCGGTAGTGTTGGTAGAACTTCCATGCAATCACTATTATAGATTGCATATTCATTTGTTATTAGTTGGTCTTTTACTAGGCTCATTTTAAAAACTCCGGCAATTTTGCTTTTTGGTTGAATTCTTTGGTTAATTGTGTGAAATCTCGGTTTGCATTTTTTACTAGGTTGTCATATAACTGAATGGCTTTTTGTGTCTTTTGCTGTAAAGCTTCCATAACTCGTTCTTGCCCATCGCTAATAACTAACTCAACCTTTACATCATTCTTCTGACCAAACCGCCAAAAACGTCTAATGGCTTGGTAATACTGTTCATAGCTCCACGTTGGGAAATAAACAGTATGGTTACAATGTTGCCAATTCAGACCCATTGATGTCATCGACGCCTTTGTAATCAATCTATCAATCTCACCCTTTGCAAATGAGATCAATATTTCTTCTTTCTTCTCAATACTCATCGAACCTAGAATCTCAACTGCACCCCCATCTAACTTTTTTAATGATGAGCTTTCGTCATTAGTGTTGCACCAGTAGACAGAAGTTTTACCACTTGCCAACTCGACAGCCTTTTCGCACCGCTCTTGTGTTGTTTGCTTTTGCTCTACACGAACCTCGCTCATTGTCTTTGCTGGCATTGCAAATAGTGAAGTCTGGCCATTAATACACCATGTTTCTTTATTGTGAACTATGTGCGATTCTGTTATTAATTCTGGCAAAATATAACGCTCATCACTAAACCCTAAATCACTAGGACGTTTAACCATTATTGACCATTGGTTAACCCATGCAAAAAAATCACGCTCAGCATGCGGTTTTAGATAAAACTTTTCACCTATGTTTCTGTTATTAGAATCAACGCTAGATTGATTAGATTTAAAGAACTTGGAAAGCATGTCCATATATCCCATGTAACCTAGAGCCTCAGAACTATTACCCAGCTCAATAAAATCGTTAGGGCTTGGCGTAGCGGTACTCAAAAATCTATATTTAACTCTTTTAATAAATGCGACAATTGCATCACGCGTAGACCCTTGAAAGTTTTTAAGAATGCTAGATTCATCAAGCATCACGCATTCAAAATCATCAGGATTGAAAAGATGCAACCTTTCATAGTTGGCAACTACTATTTTCTTTGTAAATTTACCGTCTTTTGATTGCTCAATATCATCAATACAAATGCGCTCGGCTTCATTTAGGAATTGAAAAGCTACGGCCAGTGGCGTGAGTATTAATACATGTTTATTGGTCTTTAAAACAACATTGTAGGCTAATGCAAGCTGTACCAATGTCTTACCTAAACCAGTATCGGCAAATGCACCATAACGGCCTTTTTTAATACACTTAGTCACTATTGACTCTTGAAAATCAAAAATATTGGGCGGCATCCATATAGGTTCAAACCCATATTCACCTGAACTATGTTTTTTAGCCTTCAAAAACTCTTCATATTTCATTTGACGTGTCCCCATATGTCGCTGCGGTAAAGTACATTTCTAATCGAGCTTACCGATACTTCAAAATCTAACGATAGTTGATTAATTGAATCTGACTTAACTATTTCTGCTCGCTTTTGTTGTAATCGTTCAATTTCAATGTCGATACTTTCTAATTCATCGCGCTTCTTTTGCATTCTGAATCGGATTATTTCTACATCTTGCTCGTTAAGCTTAGCATTGCCGTTTAAGCTTCCGATCTGTGGCCTTTGCTGACCTCCTTTTACTGTCATCTTGTTCACCTTATTTATTTAAGTTAATAGTAGTCATATAGAGGGCTTGGGTGACCTATACGATCAACACTCTTTCTGACTGCCCAGTTTTAACTATCTATCTCTTAACTTATCAGCGCTCAGTTTTTCGACTTGGGGGTCGCCTACACGGGTACAAGTACCAATGTCACCATTAACCGCTGTTTAAAGCCTTAAAGACTTCCACCCCCTCTTATCCTGAATACCTGAGTAATCATTTGCTACGGTGCTTTCGCGTCTCAATAGCTGGTGGTAGAGATAGATAATTACCTTTTGTAAGGCTTTGGATACAATTTGCGTTTTGTCCAGCATCAAAAAGTATTGCATAAAATGCGCTGGTCATTGCTTTTGATGAAATCGCAGGCGCAATGAAAACGAACTAGGGCTATGGTGTAGTAAATAAGGGAGTTTTTTGGCTGAATGCCTAGAAATTCCACAATGTAATAGCCTTACGTGTCGCCGCAATATTTTTTATTCTTTCATTCGACACTTCCCCCCCCTCAATTGCGGTAGAAGGGGGGCGGGCTTTTAACCCGAAGCTAAATAGATTTTAGTCTATGTACTGATAATTGCAAGTTAATTTGTAAGTTTTCTATCATTTTCACGCTTTTTAATTTCTAGCAATGCCATCACTCTCAATACTCTGAGTTGATCGTCTTTGCATTGAGCTATGACAGTGCGAGCGAGTTGGTAGAATACGTCTTGCTCGAGGTCTTTTTTCATAAATTCTCTGGTGGCTTGTTTCTGAAAACTGGCTTAATTGGTATGTAATCATCACAACACGACTCGCCGTGATTGTCGAATGCTTGGAATGTTTGGTGTGGCCCATTAGGTTCTGCCTGCGCTCTGTAGCACTCCTTGAAGCTTGGGCAGTCGTCTTTTAAGCACATAGCAATATCAGCCATTTTCCACCCCCAAAGCCTCAACAATCCAATCTAGCAACTTGTTGAAGCCGTAAACCCAGAGTGACACGCCAGCGAACACAAGCGCGTAGATTATGAAGTCATGAAGACTAAGATCCATATTTTACGCCCTTGAAGTAGATGTAAAAACCGTATAAGCACACAGCCGCGTTGATTGTAGCAATGCCAATATTGCCTGCGATAATGTGCCAAATTGAAGCGGCGCCATTTGTTGAAGCTAAAGCAAAGATCATTTTATTCATTGCTTAGGCTCCACTTTTCTGTAGCCTGCATCGTAAAGATGGTTAGCAATAGA